ATTGCTCTATCCATACCAGGAATATCAGGAAAACCACCAAAATTATTCATGTTGTTAAATTTTGCTGTACAGGTTGCATGTGTTTTATCGCACCCAACAGTCATAAGACAATTATCACCAACCGCTATATCGTATGGGGCATCAACAAAAAGTGTAATTTGACTATCAGAAGCACCCGCAACAGTTGATTTTGAGATTGGTAATGTTATTCCATCATTAAGACCGCTTGTAAATTCAATAGTCCCATATCTCCAAACTTGGGCAGGGTACTGTGATGTAACTTGTAAGTTATTAACCCTAAACTTATTTCGTGCCAAATTCACTTGAGTAATGCTTGTTGTTTGTTGTATTTTTTTACCGTTGTAAACCCCACCACCAACCATATTCCCACCCAACGGCTCACCACAACCAGGGTTAAACTTTGTTAATGTTGTTCCATCAGATGCTCTGTGGTGGTGTTTCGACCCAAAATTGTGTCTGCAATTTCTGTTATAAACCTTACCAACAGGCAACCTCAAAAACTTTGATTGTGAAATTAACTCTACTTTCCAACCAAAGCCGTCATTCATAATATCTGCAATAGTATACCTTGTTAAATATAACTCCTCTGCCCACGGATATTGCCAATCAATTAGTTTCTCAGTAACACTTGCACTTCTATATTTACCCCCACGAATATCTGATTCAGTGAAACCATCTATTTCATACGCACTATCAATAAAAGGAATAAGGATTCCTGTACCTGTTTTATTTGATTCTGACATACCACTAACCTGTTGTGTTGCAGAAACCGAAAACCCTATAGCCGCTTTGTATAATTGACCTTTGTAGGTTATGTCTGTGTTATGGTCTGAGAATCTAAAAATTGTCCCATCTAGTCTCACCAACCTCCAAATAGTAGCATAGCGATGAACCGTGTTTTCGTTTATTGCTTTTAATTGAGATGTAAGTTCTATAGTCATGTTTCATACCCACCGCAATGTCCAATTTTTATTTCTTTTTTTTCTTCATTCTTATCTTTGCAGTTCTTACAGTTTCTATTTTTTCTTCTGCACTCTTTAGTGTCGTCATTTCTGTGTGTTAATATGCAATCTACCATTTCTTGCTGTTCTTTTAATGTGGGGAGTCGGAAGTTGCAAAGGGCATGTAAATCTGAATCGGAATACACTCTTTTGGCTTGGACAAACTCCCTGAACTCATTTACTTTATCAATAGCATCTTCAAATTGAATAATCGCAGGAAAAGGAGAAACCTGTTTAAAGAAGGGGTAATAAAGTTTCTCAAAAACACCGTCCTCAAAAATACAAGAAGAAACAACCATTGCGTTGTAATCTGAGTATGTATTAGGAAAATCCTTTTTAGGCTCTTGTAGTTCTTTGAGGAATCTATGTTGTATGCCTAGTGTATTTATTCTTCTTATTTCAAACCCCATCATCCAAGCCCTTAAAGACAAGTCATGCTCTTCGTATCCCCAACCATAAAGCAATGGATTCAACCCCCCAATAACTCCCCAAATGTATCTAGGTATAAAATAGCAACCCCCAAGAAGGCTATCACAACGGTCAATTACATCGTGTTCCCCCCTGTTCATCCATGATTGTTTTGTAAAAATATCTGTTGATTTTTTTGTTGTAGCCCTATTCCATTTTGCGCCACATCCAACCCACTTACATTTGAAGTTTATACATGCACAACAAAAAATTGCTTCTGGATAGCGGTCTAATGCCTCGTCTGCTGTTGATAGCCAGTTGTAAGGCATTCTCATGTGGGAATCCATTATTACAATAACATCACCTGTTGCTAAATTTGCTCCGAACCGTTTAGCACCACCCGCGCCTAATCGTTTTGGTGTTCTAACAACCTTGACATCAGAGAAAGAACTTAATCTTTCTTTAACATTATCTTCCCCGCAATCATCAACAACAATAATTTCAACAGGTCTTGGCTCACTTGCCCAAACCATTGCAACTGTTACTTCAAGGTCACGAATCTCGTTATGGGTTGGAATAATAACCGAATAAGAAAATTGTATATCGGAATTTATTTGTTTAGAAGGTGATATGGTGGTGCCCACTTCCATCGTCATCATCTTCGGTTGTGGTAACAGGGGGGTCACTGCAATCTACACCAGGCACACAATCATCAGTAAATGTTGTATCATCTGTATTTGAGCCGCTAGGGTTGTTGCAATTCGCACAATCTATATGCCACACACCCGCCGCTGTAGATGCGTCTAATAAAAAAACATTTGTCCTACAAGCACTTCCACTGGCTGCTGTACCTTGCATACACCCTACGCTACCGCCTTGATTATCTTTTAGAAGTATGTTGTGAGAGCCAACATTCCAAATTGTGAATATCGCGCCCCCTCTAAACAGAGGAAGCACATTAGCAGGAGGCAGATATAGAGAACCTTCGTGTTGGATTGAACCAATTCTCATAAATCGTTTTGAGAGTGTGCTTAAATACTTATCTCCCGTCCACTGGAATGATGTATAACCACCATAGAATTTTTCAAGAGTAATTGTCATTGGCTTTGCCAAAAGTACCACTGTCTTGTACTATCCCCAAACTCGTTTATCCACATTGTTCCTGTTTTACTCCCTGAAAGCGTCTCGGATAGTCCATTGGACAAACCATCATGGTTACTCTCTTCTCCACGAGCGTCTCTTAATAACATAGTCCTAGAGTTGTGTTGGTTTATCAAATAAAAATAAGGTCCACCAGGAGCAAGGTAGTAAGGGTCTGGTAAAATAATCTTATGACCGCTTGCGTCTGGGTCTAACGCTATTACTCTACCCTGACCAACCGATAATGTTATATCTGATTCTACACTAATTGTTGAAGAACCACCATAAAAGTATTCATCAAAGTGTTCGTTGTGGTCAACTATCTCTATTAACTCAATTGAGTCTGAATTTCCTGTATCAAAAGTATCAAGGGAAACAGAAAGTAAATCATCCATGCTTTTTGTGAACCTAACAGGAACATCAAACTCGCAACTACCGAATACCGTCCAACCGGGTTCAAGGGTGGGTTCAAGGGTATCCATGTATGTAACAATTCCTGTTGTTTCGTTGACAGAGTAATTACCTGATGGTATATTTGTGAAAGTAATACCCCCATCATCTGATATTGCAATCCTAACCCTAGAAAAACTCTGCTTCCTAACAGGTTTTGTTATGTTTCGGATAACAACAGTTGTATCACCACTACCATCTATTTGTGTTAATTGATAGCGTTTTTGTAATTGTATGTACATATTGTCTTCCATGTCTAATTCCGTGTTATTTGAAAACAGAGGAACTAAAGCAGAGTCATCAGTATAATCAGAACGACCATCAATAGCAGTTGTAAAATCTAGCCAATCTTTGTAACGAAAACCATACGCTGCACCTTTGACAGCCATATAAAACTTTATGACATCTTGTAAGTCTTGATAAGTTTTTACACCATACGATACATCATATTTTCTTCTTGCTTTGCTCCATCTTGATACTCGTTGCTCTGCTCCTGTATCAAGCCCTACAATTGTTGTAGAAAACCCAGGACCTCCCGATGACCCATAAGATATATTGTCAGGGAATTGTATTTCATAAAATGACATTCATTAACTCCATTTATAGGTCTATACCCCAATACCTCTTTTAAGTTCTCTTTGGATTTGTTTATTTGATTTTCTAAAGGAGTCAGCATCTTGTGTGGTTATGTTCATATTTATTATGATATTTTTACCACCACCACCTTGGGCTTTTACACCCAATTCTCCTGAAGGCATACGAGTAAGTGGCATAATTGCTTCTGCTCCCGCTTCGCCCATCAAGCCAACCCCCCCACTAGCCATTGGGAACATGGTTGGTCTATTAACCACACCACCTATTGCGAAGTTTTGCATTTCACCACCAGACAGAACCATACCTTGTCTGCCTGGGGTTACTCCTGGTATTCCTCCCCCAGGTCCTCCAAGCGCACCCATAATCATTTTGTATATGACTGCTTGAATAATCATTTCAACAAGTTGTAAGACTACGCCTACAAACGCTTCTTCCATTGACTTTGCGCCCTTAACTACATCCATAATCCCCTGTGTCATAACACTAGCCATTTGCTCATTTGTAACAAGCATCTCATCTTTTAAATCTTTTTCTTTTTGAAGAAGGGCAAATCTCTCTACCAAGAGTTCTATTTCTTTTTCCCCGTTGGCTGTCATTATTTCTCCGTATTGCTTGTGCCAAGCCAGTTTTGATTCTTGTTCATATCTCTCTAGTTCAAATTCATCTGCTTTTGGGCTTGCTTGTTCTTCTCGTATTTTCAGTGTCTCTTTCATTGAATCAAATGGCTCTAGTGTTTTATCTTGTGCGGCTTTGAGTTCTAGGAGTCTACGAGTAAGTTCTATTACTTGGGCTATATGTAGCATTCGCTTGTCGGCTGCCATATCTTCTGTCGCTAACAAGGCTGCTCTTTTTGCTACTTGTACTGCAATAGCATCTGCTGCTGTTGTCCCCAATTTTATTTGCTCCTCAAGAACCAAAATTTCTTCCTGCATAGACGCAACATGGTTTTTTGCCGCATCTGTTTGATTTTTTGTTGCTGTGGCTAGTTTTTTTGCGACGGATGCTGCTTCTTGTTGTTTTTCTGTTAATTTTGCTCTGGCTTCGATGCCGCGTTGAAGTTTTATATTCAAAATAAAAAGCAACATATGCTCTTGCCAAGCCAACTTCTCCCCCGCCTTTTTTACTACATTGTGTATCTTTTGTAATGCAATCGCTCTTCGTTTTTCATCCCCAACCATGTGCATTACTGCTACCTGCTCTTCCAATGCCGCTATCATTTCAAATGCTTTTTCTGCGGATTCCTCATCTCCAGTTGGCATACCTAATTGTTGATTTGCTTTTCTTCTTATGTCAGCCAACTCGGTCAATGACCCAATAAGTTTTGTAACAAAATCTGCATCATGCCCTAAGTTTTTTGCAATGTCTGATTTTGTCATTGCATTTATGAACTTTATTAAGTGTGAAGTTGAATCAACAATTGCTTTCAATTCTGATGTTGATGCTTCTGAGTAATCCTTCACAGCACCAGTGGCGTTTTTGTATGCGTCCGTAAGAGTTTTATCTAATACACTATGTTCCGCTATCATTTGGGTTAAAAATGTTTTACCCTTGTTTACTGCGTCTATGTATTCTTTAAAAAACTTGGTAGGTTCTACCCAATCAAAAACTCCTGTTCCTACCTGTGGTCTATACCTACCTGCACCCCCACCCATATACCCCCCTGGTTTCATTCTCTCTTTATTATACCCTTTGTAGTCCCCCACTTTATCACCCAAGTCTACAATCATTTGTCTTTCCACACTACCTATACCTTTGAATGCTTCTTCCTTTGCTTCAGCAAAATCTCCCAAGGAATCTGATAAGTGTTGTATAGATTCCGTGGCAGTTTTTGCATCTGCCGCTAGACCAACCCTATTCATCCCCGAAACAATAGCGTCATTTACTTTTTGTTGCTGTTTCTCTACTGCTTCTATACTTTCACTCCACTCCCAATACAGTGTGATAAGTATGGCAACTGCTGTTGCTATTGCTCCAATTATAGTCATTGACTGTGCTAATGCTAATCCCTTAAAGCCTTTTGTTAGCATAATCACCACACTCAACAGACTCAAAAATAAACCTTTAATCATTCTAAGTATTACTAACGCAGCAAATCTAACAATAATGAATTTAAGCATTATACTAAGAGCCTTTGCCCAAACATAAAACTTTTCAACAGCAAAGGACATACCCGCAAACATTCTTGCTGTACCTGTCATTGTGTCTACAAGTGCGCGCATCGCACCACCCAAACCTCCATCCCCAAGAGTTAGCCATGTTTCTTGTATAGCGGAGCGTAACATTTTTAACGAACCGAAAAGGGTATCGTCCATCATTGCGGCAGCCCTTGCAGTCTCTTCTGCAAACTCTCTCTGTTTCAGAACCGCCACACCCATTTCTTCATTTAATTCTGCTAAAGCCAATGCACCAGGAACAGGTCTACGAGCAAAAATCTGCAACATTATAGCGGCAAACTGAGTAGAATCCCCTAGTTTCTTACCCGCTTCATTGAGGCTGTGAAATACTTCTTCTAATGTGTGTATGGCGGGGTTCACATCAGCAGCAGTTAGCCCAAGTCTTTTAATAGCCCTCATTGCTTTGTCTGTTGGTTTAATTAAAGCCGCAAAAATACCACGCAACGCTGTACCTGCCATTGATGATTTAATACCAGTGTTAGCCATAAGACCCAAGGCTACATTTGTTTCCTCAAGAGAAATACCTAAAGCACCTGCAAAAGTACCCGCATATTGCATAGCATTACCTAGTTGGAACACAGTTGTATTAAAACTATTTGCGGTAATCATCAAAGAGTCTACTACACGCTCTGCATCACGACCCGTTAGGTTGAATTGGTGAATTGTATTAGCAACCATGTCACTCGCTGCACCCAGTTCAATAACAGCGGCAGTAGCAAGGTTCAAGGTGTGAGGAATCATTGCCATAACATCGTGTGTCTCAAAACCTGCTCTTGCGAGGAAAGCCATGCCCTCACCCGCTTCTGTTGCAGTGAACCTTGTTGTTGCTCCGAGTTCACGGGCAGTTTTGTTTAAGCCACTCATTGCTTTATCACTCAAGCCGACAACAACCTGCACTTGACGCATGGTTTTTTCAAAATCAATCATCGTCTTTAGGGCATCACGAACCACCATAAGACCAATAAAACCACCCGCAAGTGTTCTTAGGCTTAATCCAAATTTGTTTACGCTTGCCCCCGCAGCCATAGCAGACCCACTTACTGTAGCCGCAGAAGCCTGAAATTGTTTTGCACCAATAGCAGCCGCCGCTGCATTGATTTTTAACATTAGTGTTTGCCCAATAGTCATAAGTTATCTTCGCTTTGCCTTGTTCATAGACTGTTTGCTTTTTTCATTCTGTTGGCTTAGTTTTTCTGAGGTATAGTTCAAGAACTCAGAATCTAGTTGGCGAATGTAATACATATAATCAGACCTGCTTTCGTGTTCATAGATACCATTAAAATCTAACCATGAACCTATCTCTGAAATAAGTATCGCTGATGCGCCTACTTGTGACATATTTCTTGTTGAACTTAAATCACTAAATGCCTTCCAATAACCTATTAACCATTCGTATAACTCTGGTGCATTATCTAACGCCGCTACTTGCTGTCCCGCTTCTTGTTGTCTGAGGAGGTGCTTTTCGTGTTTTCCCCACTCAAGTTGGAATCGCAAGTAGCCCCTGAGTTTCCCGATGCTTCTTCCATTTCATCTTGTCTAAAAATTTCTGCTTCACCAGAAACATCTTTAACGATGGAATAAAATTCAGGATACTCTTTAAATATCTCAAGGGCTTTTTTAGATGAAAACTCAATAACAGAACCATCATCTTCTTCAAGACCTTTCCAATCTTGCAAAACATGTTCAGCCACACATTTCATGGCTAACTTTTCCATGTCTTCTAGTTTCATTGTTCCAAGACGCATTTGCCTCATAAAAGGCTTTCCTGCTTTTCTTAATGCCTCTTCATACGCAGGATTACCTAATCGAACGACTTTAAGATGTAAGTCTGCACCACAATCTACCCATACCCCCTCTGATGAACATTTGAGTTGTGAAATTTTGAACGCCATATATCATGTCTCCTTGAATTTGGGTTGGGTCTTGTTTTATATTAACCCGTCCATTTACTAATACGAATTGTGATACCTTCATCTGAACCATCATACTGAGTATCACTTCTAATTGCTTCCCAAGACATATCAGCGATAAGGTCTTGATTTTGTCCACCCGCAACACGCTGTGCAGATGTGTAAACAATCTTAGGGAAATCAAAACAATAAGCATTTCCATCTACATCTTCAAAAACAATCGCCAATGCAGAATCATTAAAATTCAAATACTTGTCAATCATAGTGGCATCTTCGTAGTATCGTTGGAATGTACCACTTACATTGCAAGTACCTGTACCAATTGCCACCGCACCAAGAGTACCGATTTCCAATCGTGGTCGTAGGTTATTACCTAGAGACATTGTAAACGCTGTAATTGACTTAGAGCCGTAAGTAGTGCCTTCCATTACACCATCCACATCGTCAATGGAGTTCATAACATCTTCATTAGTAGCATCAACATGGTTAGTTCCAAGTTCTGTATCGTTTGATGAACCCGTTGCACCAATCCAAGAAAATGAACCCGTTACAACTGCTTCTGTTGTAGCACTTATAGACATACCATCAATCATACAACCGTTGTATGCTGCTGAACGACCTGATGTTGCTGTAGTAATATCCTCATGTACTCTTTGTATTGTGTAAGAGCGTTGCTTTGAGCCGTTTGTGATCTGACCACCCTGTACCATTGTTGCTCCAGTTACAGCATTCTCTGTTAAACCCAAAGTGCTATGCACAATCATGTCGTTAGTATCAATTGACTTGATTTTGAAGTATCCATTGTTACCTGCATTAGTAAATCCACCCACCTTAACCCATTGTCCTGGAGACATTTGGGCAAACAAAGAAGACCCACTTCCTGGAACTTGGGTAAATGTGGATACACTGCCCGTAATGTTTAATGCAAGAGAAGTACCATCAAAGACAACTGCGTCTGTAAAGGCTTGAGCCGCTTGGTCAGACATTACAGCAGCAAGCATAAGTTCAGAGAAACTGTAAGACAGTTCAAAACCAGTATCGCCCGCAACACTAAGATTTGAACGAACAACATCAGAAATCTGACGGTCTGACCTAATTTCAGCAGAGGTGATGGTTGAGGTTTCTTGGTGCATGGACTCACCAGTAGTACGAAGTACGGCGTACTCACCACTATCTGCCACTTGGGAATTGGGAGAAGTACCATAGGCACTTTCTATCCCGTATAGTATTTTTACTCTATTTGTATCAGACATAATTTTAATCCTTAATTTTTAGGAGATTTCATCCGCAAAATACGGACACGAGACATTGATTTGCCACCACTGACTGCCAGTTCTCCCAACATGCGTGATTGACGGGGTTCTAAACACTACTGAGTTATTCGCCACAGATGTATTATCTGTTGTGGCTAGGAACTTCGCTACAATCCTATCGGCAAGGATTAGAGCATCTCTCGTACCTTTCTCAAGTACAGAGAAAATTTGGGCGACAGCAACACCATTGTGCCTGTACCTGCCCGTAATACCACCTATATCGGCTTTAATAGTATTTCCAGAAAGCACTGACCACCTAATCCACATCTCGTCATCAGGTTGGTCAAAGGGGGCGTTATCGAATGCAATAAGGTACTCATCGCCGAACTCGTCGGAGAATCGCTTTCTGATTACATCGTGTAATTTTTGTGAGGATTCAATGGTCATGTTGGTTAATCGACCTCTCCTACTGCTTCTATACTATGCTTTAAAGTTAATCTATTCACAGTTACTTTTAACATACCTTGACCGTTATGTTGCTTACTGCCGCCTTCCTCAAGGTCTTCTATGTAATCAACATTATTTGTTATGTATACTGATTTAGGGACTCTATTTTTTGCTGTGGCACTTAGTATTTTTTCCGTACCCATTGCAATAGAGTTACCGCCTGTTTTATCCATTCTTGAATCTGTTGCTTTTGCCATTGAACGACCTGCGGTAGTAACATTCCAGTTACCTTTAGCACGACCAGTATCAACAGGAGTCATATCAACAAGACCCTCT